ACCGTGCCTGATTTCAGGTCAAAGTCTTCTGACCATTCTGCAGCAAACAAAACCAAGGCGTGTTGTGCCCTATCAATAGCGTTTTTCTGGGCAGGTGTTAGCATTTCCTGGGCTTCGCTTGCCCTATTAGTCCAATACTCCGCCCTTTCCTCTTCGGTCATATTGCATAGGTGTTTNGGTCTTCCTCTGGTCATGGTGTTACCCTCCTATTTGAGCCAGTGTTATGATTACAGTAGCCACGATAGCCACTGCTACGAATAGCCCAGACAGAATTTCAGTTAAGATTTCTGTTTTGCTCCTGGGCTTATATAATGGCTTGCTATGAAGCCAGTTATATATCCGGTCATTTCTCATTAGTCCATTTCCTCCATAATGTTATTGATTGAGATTAAGCCAAGCCCTATCAAGCTAAGGCCTATCATCGCTAGCATTGTTCCGATTGCTAAGCTGATTAGCGTCATGCCGTCAATGGCGGCAATCCCTGCTAACAATAAGACAATGCCTGACATGATTGCTAAGATTCTTGTGATGATAACCATTTCTCATCCCTCCGTTTCTGGCTTTTTCATATATGTGTACGAATAGAGCTTATTGTGCAGCTCCTTTGTTTGCTCATGTAATGTTGCTATAGCTTGCCAATCGCGCTCTTTTGCATCCATAAGTTCACGCATTCTATCAGTTAGCTTTAGATATTGTTCGCGTTCTGATTGTCTTTCTTGCAGTAATTCAAGTTTAGTCATTTCTCATGCCCCCCTTAAAATGCCATGATGAGATAGTTGTTATTATCTAATGGGATTGCGTTTGTATGGTCTAACAATGCCTCATAAAGCTCATCAAAGTTTTCTGCTTCACTGAAAAGATGCCCGTATTGGTCAGCAATCTCATCAGTATCCATTTCTGACCAGTCACAACGAATGGCAATCGGGTCAAAGTCAATTTCTTCACCAGTACATTCTGATAATTCAGTGTACCAGTCAAACAATGCACGCGCCGCGCATCTTGACCATGCCGCGTATTGGTCACTGCATAAAGCATTGATGAATTGAGATTCATTGATTTCAGCTTTAATAGTCATTTGTATTCCCCTTTATGGTTAAGTTTCTGATAAGTATTGGCCTCATCAGCATGGTCATAACCCATGGACGGGCAAGGCCAAGCCCTGCCCGTTTCGGCCTATTATTTAGCATTGCGAAGATATGCGCTATATGACGGCATTCTTTTAAGTACTTCTAATTTGTAACCGTAGTTTTGTTCTAAGATTCTCTTAGCTTGCTCATATTCGCTTGGCCTTGCCGGAACAGTATTAACCGTTGCATAGCCATAACTTGCCGCGCCATGGCCTGATACGCTGTCCCATATGGTTATGTTTTTGTTATGGTCGCATATGAGGTATGGAAAAACAGCGCTTATTTGGCCGTTGTTTTCAAGTCTAAAGCATACTTTCGTTTTCATGATAGTTTCCCCTCTTCTTTGCTGAAAGTTATTCCATCGAAGATTTTAACCAGTAGTCTATTGCGTTCTGTTATCTGGTCGCGTTCTTCTTCAGTTATTGCATAGGGTGAATGGTCGACCTCCCATTGTGTCATGTGTTCAATGGCATCATGCGCTGCGTCCTGCGCTTCCCATTCTGTATCGTATGTTGTGATAGTCGGGTTAGTGTCCAACATATCTGCGTAAACTGCTACTTTATAGAATCTTTGCATTGTTTTATTCTCCCGCATTAGTAAGAAAAGTTAAGACAAAGCTGCCCATGGCTAGCATCCCAATAAGGGCAGCAAAAGGCGCGATAATAGGAAAGTTTAAGGCAAAGCTAGCAATCAATCCTGCCGTTGCTAGCATCACCACGATTAAGTTTAGAAGCATTAAATGAATCATTGTTTTATTCCCCCCTAAAGCTAGCGTTTAGAATATACCATTGTTCAGTTATTTTGTATTGGTCGCGTAACTTGCTAGCAGATTCTTTGTGATGCTTAATGTTTTCGCTATCACTTCCTGAGTGAAACATGACCATAGTCTCATGATACCAAACTTGTTTTTTAATTGCGTTTTGCGTTGTGTTGTTCATTGTTTTGTCCCCTTGTTTAGTTTCGATAAGCCCTACATAGGTAATAGTTTCCGCTTAGTCAATAGGAAAAAAGCATAAAAGCAAAAAAAAGTTTACACTATGGCAAGTAATACCATATAATGGCAAAAAGCATTATTCGTTGGATTACCTGGGATTATGGGATTGAATAGGTATGATTCTATTATTCAAAGCACACGCAAAGACAAAGTTATTGCGCAGCATTACTAACGGATGATACAGGCAGTGTGGTATTTATGCAACAGTAGTGTGACATTTATGCCACAGTGCATGGGTAGGGGGGGTTCATAATAGGTCATGCACCCCAGCGCGGCCACGCCTCTTATATATACATTAATAGACTGTTCTCAGCACACACACGAAGCACAGGAATAACATGACAAAGCTAACCAAACCTAAAACAGACTTAATCATTGCTGGCCTTGCCGATGGGCATACTATCGTTGATGTGTGCGAGGGCGTTGGCATATCTAGGGCTGCTTTCTATAAACGCATGAAAACCGATGAGGAGTTTGCTGGTGCTGTACGCGAAGCCCAGCAGTACAGCGTTGAGAAAGCCATGGAAGAGCTAGACAAGATATTCGATGACGCACTACATCGCAGGAAAGACTACGACACAGGGTGCTGAGGGACTATGCACACCATGTGCGGTGGAAGGCTAGCAAGACGATGCCAGACAGGTTTGGCGATGCTAAGAACCGTGCTGGCGTTGAAGTGAGGGATGGCACAGTCAAGATACTGTGGGAAACTGATTAGTGCCGCGCAATCGCTACTTTATGGCTGATAAGGTCATTAGTCAAACAGAGTCGGGTTTAGCTGGGGAATACATCGCAGCAGCGTCTGTGATTGCTAGGGGGTGGCGAGTAGCTATGGCACAACAAGATTCGGTGGACTTGATTGCATGGCATCCAGAGACAAGCGCGGTGCTAAGGATACAGGTTAAGTCTTGTCAGTCATCTAGGAGTGATTTTGGAAAAGTAAAAAACAGAGTGCATTTCCAAACAGGCATTGGCGGTAAGAAGCGGATACCTAGTAGACATGACTATGACATACTAGCTTGCGTATCTGCTGAGCAGCGCACGGTCTGGTTTGTGCCTGTTAGTAATATTAAAGGGAAGAAGTTTACTAAACATACAGACTTCTTTGAAAACACAGAGCTAGAGACTGAAAGCTGGGAATATGCTTTGAAGGTCTTAGGAGTAAAGAATGGAAGTTAAGATACCCTACAAGCCTAGAACCTATACAGGCTGAGATGCACAAGGAGTTGAAGCGGTGGAATGTGCTGGTCATGCACAGACGCTTTGGCAAAACAGTCTGGGCGGTGAATCATATGATTAAAAGGGTTTTAACTAATCCTCTTCCTAGACCCAGAGTTGCGTTAGTTGCCCCAACCTTTACTCAGGCTAAAAGGATTGCGTGGGATTATGTGAAGTTTTATTCCGGCGTCATTCCGGGCGTTACTTTTAACGAGACCGAACTCCGTGCTGATTTCCCCAATGGGGGGCGTATCACGTTGTTGTCTGCTGAAAACCCCGATGCCCTTCGAGGGATTTACCTCGATGATTGTTTTTTTGATGAGTATGGGATGCAGAACCCAAGGGTATGGGGGGAGGTTGTGAGGCCAGCGTTATCAGATAGACAGGGGTCGGCAACATTTTTGGGTACGCCAGCCGGACATAACCACTTCTGGGATATGTTAGAGACTGCTAAAAACCAGTTAGGTGATGGCAGCCAAGACTGGTATTATCGGATATGCAAGGCCAGTGAGACTGGGATTGTTAAAGATGAGGAACTGAAGGCTGCTAAAGCGTCTATGACAGACGAGCAGTATGAGCAGGAGTTTGAGTGTTCTTTTACTGCTGCTATTATTGGGGCGTATTATGGCAAGTTGCTATCTGACTTAGATGATGCTGGAAGGATTACGCGAGTGCCATATGACCCAGCCTATCCTGTGCATACCGCATGGGACTTGGGTGTAAATGATTCAACAGCTATTTGGTTTGCCCAGATATTTCGTGGTGGTGCNGTNAATGTCATTGATTATTATGAGAGCAGTGGAGTTGGGCTTGACCACTACGCAGAAGTCTTGCGGAAGAAAGACTATACCTACGGTGACCATCTTGCGCCCCACGACATCGAGGTGCGTGAGCTTGGCAGCGGTAAGTCGCGCTGGGAAACGGCTTATAGCTTGGGCATTAAGTTTAGGGTTATTCCGAAGATGAAAGTTGCTGATGGCATTAATGCGGCTAGAATGATGATACCTAAATGTTACTTTGACAGAGACAATACAGCGGAGGGCTTGGAATGTTTAAGGCAATACAGGCAGGACTGGGATGAAAAAAGGAAAACTTTTAGAGACACTCCACGACATGACTATACAAGTCACGCTGCGGACGCTTTTCGTTATCTCGCGATTGGCTTACAGAATCGAGAGACTATGCACAGACCTCCGCAACAAGTTGCGGTAAACGATTACAATCCATTTACGCTATGATAGATTATAACCCACT